GCCAAGCAAATGTATAGCGCGGATGCCATTGAAAACAAGCTATCAGAAAGGTTTAAGGCAGAACAAGCTCCACAAGGCACAAAAACACCCCTAGAAGCTCCTACTGAAGCTCCCGAGGGGTCTACCCCTTCTGGCTCCCCAGAGGACTTTCCTGCGCCTGCTGGAACTCCAGATAGTGAAAAAACACAGGAGCAGTTAGAATACGAAAAACAAATAGCCGAGGATGACGAGGGTCTTATGAAATGGGCGCGTGACAACAACAAGTCTCCAGAGTATGTTGAAAAAATGATGGAGGGCATTGTCGAGCGCAGAGAAGAAGCTCAAAAAGAAAAAAGTCTAAAAGATTTGTTTGCTGAACTTCAGATTGAAAAACTACGTTTGGGAAATAAATTGCTTGAACAAGAGTTGGGCGTTGGATCAAGGCACGAGGATGTTGACATGAAAGATGTTGAACGCTTATATAAAATGATGGAAGATCAAGGCGTAAAAGTAGATCCCAATACGGGAGGAATGTTTACGCTAGAAGACAATCTTAACCCGTTCTCTGACGGAACCCAAAAACCTCTTAATATGTTTTCTGCATTATTTCAACAGCTTGCTCAAACTCCAGCAGGTAGATATATTTTAGATACTCCTCCACCAGAAATTGCAATAATTGAAGATCCAGAAGTAGGAACGTATGATACAGAGGATGGAAGAGTGTTTTCTTTTGATGGAGAATCTTGGTCTGTTCTAACAAGTTTAGGTGGATTTAATGACCCGCTAGTTAACGACGAAGACGAAGAAGAATAATATGGCAATTGAACCCGCGAAAAAGGTATCCTTGGATGAACTGCGAGCTCGTGCCACTGCGGACTCGGGAGAAGCGTCACGGTCTAATGATGCAGTGCAACCCGCTCAAAAAATATCCTTAGAGCAGTTACAATCAAAAACGCTTAGCTCTTTGCAGGACACTAAGTCCTTTGGAGATTATTTAAAAGCGGTTCCCGCGGCTGGCATTGACTTAGCTATTGGATCTGCTGAAGCAGTAACATCTGCGCTAGGTCAGTTTACTGGTAACTTTGACTTAGCTAGGGACGTATCTGAATTTAGAACAGATGTAAATGATTCTATACTTTCCAGTGTCCCTAAAAGCGAAAGAAACGGTTTTGCTTACAATTTGTTTTCTGGTGCAGGAAGCACTCTTCCTTATATAGCTCTCGGTGTGCTTACAAAAGGTAGATCACTAAGAGGTAAAGCTACCATTGGAGCTTTTGGCTTAGCTATGGGAGCGCAACAAGGCAGAGATGATTACTTAGCTACGCAAGGAGTTACTACAGAAACCGCAAGCGATGAGCAAATAAAGGAGTCCAATAAAGTTGGATCGATAGCGGGCTTGCCTATGTATGCATTAAACGCTATGGGGGCAAGTGCTATTCTTAAACCATTTTTGAATGGCAACGCCATGACTAAAAGAACATTTTTAAATAGACTCAAGCAGTATACTACTGCGGGAGCTATAGAGGGGGTAACCGAGGGTGCTCAAACTGGTCTAATAAATTTCATAGCTAGCGATATATCTAAATATGATGAAGATAGACCAATTACTCAAGGGGTTGTAGAATCCGCAATGATTGGATTTTTAGTTGGAAAGGGAATGAACATCCTTACAACCAAAGCTCAAGATTTAGTTACTCAGACCGACAGGATGACTGCGGGAGTAATAGATGGAAGCATTAATGCCGACGATGTAGCTGATCCAGTATTGGGATCTAAGCTTGCGGGAATAGCTATAGAAAATAATGCTGTTCCAGAACCAGATACACGGCAACAAAACAAAATTACAAAAAGAAATGGTTTGTCTGATTTTGCTTCAAGAATAGCTACACCCATGAGTCGTCGTTTGGGTCGCGCAGGCAAACAGTTCGTCAGAGAATTTCGTCGATACGAACTTGAAACTGGGCGTGCTATAGCAGAAGCAAAAAAACTTACGGAATCCTTTGATGCAAAGCTCTTAGATATGTCTAAAAGCAACCCAGATGACTACAGGATACTTTCATTGGCATTAATGAACGCAAATGAGCTAGCCGTAGATTTACCGCAATCCACTCAAGAAAAACTTTCACGTAGATTTCAAGCCCTAAAGCAAGTTGATCTAACAAACAGTCAAGCTATATTAAACGAAGTTAATCCCAACGCGCCAATAGTTAATCAGCATATTGAGAGTGCTGTTAAAATTTTGGATAACCTTAATATAGATGTAAAAGTTGAGGTTATTGAAGAGGGCGATTCTTTTTACGATCCTATGTCTAATACAATAGGTATTAGCGCAACTGAGTCCGACGCAACCACCGTAGCCCACGAACTCTTGCACACCGTTCTTGGCAAAAAAGCTAAAACAGACACGGAGCTACAGCTAATAACTAAAGATATGTTTGAGTCCGTGATTAGATCCACGGAAGCAGGATCCGAGATTAACAATCAGCTAAAGGACTTCCTATCCCAATACGACAAGAATATCCAGAACGAAGAGTTCTTGGCTCAGACGGTCGGGGAGCTAGCTAGACAATACACCACTCTGGATCTAAATACTAAGACCAGAGTTAAAATGTGGCTAAACAACTTAATGCAACGCTTTGGTATGCAGGGGCTATTCAAGGAAGCCGAGAGCGACGTAGAGGTTGTTGATTTTTTAAATTCTTTTTCTCGGTTCGCAAAAGACCCAGAGGGATTTAGTGCTAAGATTAGTAAGTCTTTTATTAAGGGAGATGAGGGACCTATGAATGCGGGATTTAGGGCAACTAAATTTAGCTTTGCTAATGATCTTACTAAAGCTCCAATGGTAAAAATTGGAAACAAGCCCGCAAAAAACACAAACGTAACAAGTAAAAACACGGTGGATATTATTCAATTGCTTAATGACGCAATTGACCAAAATTTAAACATAGTGGTTTGGCAAGCCGACCAAATGGGGGTAGGTAAATATAAAAGCCCAACTAGCGGAAAGGTTTACAATTTGGATGGAGGTATTGGATTTGGCTTGATTGATGATGAATATGTTTGGGCAACAGGTTCCGAGGGCGCGGCAAGGGTAGCTAGCCAAGCGGATTTAGTTCTTGTAGTTTCTGGAGATCCTTTTACTCAACATTACTTTAACAAAATGCCTACCGCAGTTATTTATGATAACATAACACATGAGTTTGGTAATGTAGAAAATTTTATAAATGAGCTAGAAGAGTCCGTAGCTAATAGCAATGTATTTTCTAAAACTGGTAAAAAAGTAAACCCAATTGACGGAAAACTATTAAAAGCAATTTCTGCTATACACGAAAAATTTCCAAACAAAGATTCTTTATTAAACCAAGGAAACGCAAGGAAAGCTTTTGGCTTAGCCGTAAGAGAAAGATTGTATACAGACAAAACAAATAACATTAGAAGGCAAAAAGAAACGCCAACAGAACTCTGGGAAAAGCTTTTAAGATTGGTTCCAGAAAATAAAGACTTGCTCGATGGTCATTTGCAAGACAACGAATTTAAAATAAGAGATATAACTGCCGTATACAGACCCAATGGCATTACAAAAGAAAATGCTGGCGTTCACGAAACCTACTCAATCGGAATAGGAGGCGGTGACTTTGCAATTCCAGACAGGGTAGTAAATCTATTGGACATTGTTAGACCAGAATTTATAGAAGAATACAAGCAAGCTAGTGCTAAAATGAAATACAGTAGTGATCAGTCGATAGCTAGCTCTGTTTTAGCTGGTGGCGACGCTCAATATAGAGCATACACTTCTGACACCAAAGAAGGTGATTTTGATTTTAGTGCTGAAAGAGCGTTTGTAAGAACTACTCAAAAGCAACTTGATGAAGCTATAGCTAGGGGTAAGAAAAATCAAATAGGGCTAGACAAAAGACCAGTAATTACCCCCAAGGTAAAGGGAACACCTGCATTTAAAAAATGGTTTGGCAAAGGAGTGTTTGTCCATCAAGACGGAACCCCAATGGTGCTGTATCATGGCACAAAAGAAGATTTTTCTGAGTTTAATAAAAGCAGAAGCAAACAGCTTGATTGGGTTTTCTTTACTCCGCAACCAGAATTTGCTGTTGAAATGGCTATAGATCAACCTTTCCCAAAAAGGTTAGAAAACGAAAATTTAGACCCCTACAGGTATGACGGGAGGGATCTAGACCAAGAGTCAATACCCGAGGACTTTGCTGGAATAAGTGTTATGCCCGCATTTCTCAATGCCAAAGAAATCTTTGATCCTAGAAATGCTGACAGTGTAGATGAATTACAAAGAACTATTATAGCTAAGTTTAGAGGTAAGTCCCCACAATACGAAATAGTTAGCTCTCGATTTGGTTCGATGAAAGATGGATTTTTTGCTGACTACGAATTTAAAATAGTTTCGGATTCATTAAAGTCATTGGGATACGATGGCATTGTTCTTTCGGAATACCAAGAGACTAGCCACCCTTTATATGGCTTTAATTCAATTGCCGTATGGAATAAGAATGGAATCAAATCAGCTACAGCTAACTCTGGCGCATTTGACCCAGATAGCTCAGACATACGCTACCAAAAGAAAAGCAATCAGCGAAAGGGTCGCAGGTTTAACAGAAGCGAACTCCAGATAGCTAGCGACAATGAAAGAATTCAGGGCTTAGCTAAGGAAGGCAGAGAAATTTTAGAACGATACGGAATGGTAGATGACTACGCTAGGGTTCGCGGTCTCCTAAGTAGTATTGGTCAAGAGGCTGTAGGATTGGGACTGGATCCCAACCTTATACAGAATTATTTTCCTAGATCAGTTGATGATTACGATGGTCTAAAAGGATCCCTTGGCTTCGACGTAAATGCCGTGGATGGCGAGATAGCTAGATACGAAAGAGCCACGGGTCGAAAGCTTGACCCCGTCGAGCGTCAGATGATGCTAGAAAAACTAATTAGATCAAGGCTATACAGGTCTGGAGCAGGCGAACCTAGCAATTCAAAGGAAAGACGCATTGCATTAATTGAGGATAGTCAGCTACAGTATTACGCTAGCCCAATGGAAGCGTTAAACAGATATATAGAGCAAAGTATTACATCCATTGAGACTAAGAAATTAATTGGAGACGGGTTCTCTGGCAAGACGGTGGGCGTTGATCCCGTGTCTGGCAGACTAGGAAAGGTAATGGACAAGCTAGTAAAAGAAGGCAAACTACGGCAGGATCAAGTTGACGTTGTGGCTGGAGTTGTAGAAGCTAGATTTGGTCAACACGGTAGTCAGATGGGATTTATCAAGGGAGCTAAGAACTTGGGATATATTGCCGCAATGGGTAGTCCGATGTCTACGCTAACACAGCTAGGTGACTTTTATTTCTCTATGGTTCAAAACGGATTGCTACCTACGGTTCAGGCAACACTCGGAGATAAGAAATTTAAACTAGATGACTTGGGCTTAGCTAAGGAAAGTATTTCAGCGGAGCACAAGGATGCTGGAGCCTTTTCAAGATCCGTGGATTTCATCTTTGGTTTGACTGGTCTTACTAGAATGGATAGGCTAGCTAAGGAAGCCAACATAAATGCTACATATAATGTTCTTCGCAAGGGAGCTAAGTCCAACCCAAATAGTAAAAAATACAAAAAGGCGTTAGCTAGGTTGAAAAAAATTCAAGGTAACGATGCATACAAAACAATAGCCGACCTAAAGAGTGGAGAGAAAAGCGACCTAGTAGTAGAAGCGATATATAATGAGCTAGCCGATATTGCGCCAATTTCTCTTACTGAAATGCCCTTGGAATACGCACGAAACCCAAACCTAAGAATTGGGTATAGCTTGAAATCCTACACTATAAAGCAATTTAATTTCATTAGAGAAAGAACTTGGGTTAATCTCATGGAGGGCTTAGCTACGGGTAACGCTCAAAAGGTAGCAGACGCTTCCACGGACATGATGAAGATACTTGTATTCACAACCATAACCAATGGAAGTGCTGACATAATGAAAGCTATAATGATGAACCGCGAGATCGAGCCCGATGACTTTTGGTGGAACCACGTTCTTCGTATGTTCGGTATATCCAAGTATACGACCGTCAAAGCTCGCAAGGAAGGTTGGGGGTCAGCATTCGTTAAGACCATGTCTCCACCGCAGGTGGGCATCATAGATGACATTACCAAGGACATCGGGGATGCTCGAAAAATAAAAGACATGAGATCCTCCAAGTATTTCCCAGTAGTGGGCAAGGTTTACTATTGGCAAGCGGGCAGAGGAAAAGGAGTAGAGGAAAAGCTATCTAGACTTAGAGAAAGGGATTAGGCTTAGCTACCTCAACGTAATCTGAATCTCTAATATACATATGCGGTATCTGATCCAAGTCCGAGAACCTAATCATAGATATGACATCGCTATTCCCTTTTCTTTGATAAGCTTTATACAAGGCATCCCCAGCCCTCTGAACGAATACATCGGTATTGCATAGCTGGTTAGCTAGATCCCGAAGATCTTTAGTCCTAGCTAAGATAAATCCGTCCAGCATTTCAAAAGCTATCCAATCTTGTTTCCCGAATATCCACCCGTTGGTTCCCGCCCTGTTCCTAAACTCTATCCACATGAACTCCGTCTGTAAGTCCCCGCCCCTGTTTACGCGCTTCATGGCTTTGACATCAATAGTCCCTATGAGTGTGTGCCAGTCTATGTGCTTCATTTGATCGCCCATAGTAGCCTTCCTAGGGTTGTCATCTATCAATGAAAACACGCGGAGAAACCTACCGTTTTCGGTATCCTGCCCTCTCTTCCATGATTTAGATTTTGTCCAGTCTCTCATACCAAGAAGCCTCACCCCAGATTAATGAGGTGAGACTTTGATAGTATCGGGGTCAATAAGGAGGCACAACGACTTGAAAACCACCCTCCAGTAATTGCTTAACTGGATTACCGATAAATCATTTATTCCTAGAACGATTTTTTGATTTTGTTTGAATACGAAGATTAGCTCGCGAAGTGTTTTTAGGATTGCGGTCTTTGTGATCGATGTCTTTCCCACGAAGTTTAGACTTCCCGACGGCTTTAACCATCTTGCGTCTGGATTTTTTTCGTGCATCATTGCGCTTCCTTTGTTCGGGCTTGCTTTGATAATTATCGTATTCTTTTCTGTAGTTTCTAGGCATAGGTTAAAATTATAACATAAATTGTTTAAAATCTATGGAATTGTCAAGCTAGTTAGCTAGCTACTCTTTGGTGTCTTGGTTGCAAAGTATCTTTTCCTGCAACCTAGCTATCTTGTTTTTCATCTTCTCAATATCGTGATTGAGAGTTTCGTTTTGTTTAGTTAATGCATCGCAAGCCTTGGTCATTGCGTTGAGTCCCCTTACGAGGACTTGTTCGGTGTCTGGCTTGAATAACATTGCTGATTCTTTTTTTGACATATTAGTTTATTGGTTTGTTATTGGAATCTTCCTATATGATTTAGGAATCTAAATTTACCCTTTAGGTCTCGTTCACCCTCTCGGTTCTTAGCTACGTTGTATTCCATCTCTAGGTAGGTTACGCCATTGTCCAGATGTCTTCTGCAATGGTCGATGTCCCCACCCTTGGGATACATTAGTAGGACAATGTCCGCATCGTTCTCGATGTCTCCAGAATCCTTTAGGACGTATAACACTAGACCAGAATCTCTCATGGCTCCAGTTCTGTTGATCTGAGCTAACAATATAACCGCGACATCCAACTCCATAGCCATCTGCTTGATAGCGTGGGATACCTTAGAGATACCTTCGTGCTTGCTGAGCTTGGAATCATATGGCACTAGCTGTAGGTAATCAACGACTATGAGCTTGATGCCGTGCTTGCGTTTCATTATACGAGCTTTGGATCTGAGCTCATCTACACTACGCACGCTGTGCTCGGTATAGATGGGAGATTTGCCGATCTTATCAATGGCATTGTCCACGGCTTGCATCTCCTCCTTGGTAGCTACACCATCCGTGTATCGCTTTAGGCTGACCGCGGAAGTTGTTTGAGCCATGCGCTTGGTTAGCTGATTGGCGGGCATCTCGAAACTAAATATCAAGCTAGGGATGTCGTCCGTAATAGAAGATCTTAGGACTAGGTTCAAGGCTAGCTGAGACTTACCGCAAGACGTAGGTGCTCCTATGACAAACACCTCACCCAACCCAATGCCACCCTCGTCGAGCTTCATATCCAAGTGATCGATGCCCGTGGGTATCTTGTTGGATTCGTAGGTTCCGTCGATAATGCTATGCAACCTATCTTTTAATTTCTGAGACGCATCCTCCAAGGAGTTAGCTACGCTGTTGTCGGACATTATATTCCTAAGCGCGGTTTCCGTAGTGGAAGCTATTTCGGTTAGATCGCCACCCTCAGCTAGCTCTTCCAACTTGAGCCTGTAGGTTCTGTTAAGCTGACGAGTCCTGCTGTGTTCCAACACTATCTTGGCTGACTCCACACCTGCCAATGGCGTGCTAGGAGAATCCATAATTGCAAAGATGGCGTGCATACCGCCCACGGAATCCAATGTGTTTTCTTTTCTGAGCTTCTCAGTTAAGGTGATCTCATTGATCTCCGAGCTTGTATTTGTTAGCTCTCCGATGGCTTGGAATAGCAGGGCATACTT